TGCTGGTGGGGGAAGTGCAAATGGTATTAGATTTAGAGACGATCACGGTGGGTCAATAAGAGGATATGTTTATGCTACTGCTGCTAATGACGTAGGAATTTTGGATAACGCTGGTAGTTGGCGTGTTAAAAGCGTTGGTGGTAGTCATACAGAAATAACTGGATCTGCTAGGTCTCCTATCTTCTACGATTCTAACGATACTGCTAGATATGTAGATCCTAATGGAACTTCACAAATGGGTAATATTACCATGAATAATGGTAATTTAAATAACGTTAATCATATTACTATAAATGATCCAGGAGCTGGAGAAGGCATTCAGTGGTTAGGTGGAAATGATTGGAGAATATATGAATCTCCTGATGCTATGACTAATGCAGCTGGTAATTTACAATTTACTCAAGGCACAACCTTTAGGTTTAGAATAGACACAGCTGGTAATACATATTCTTCAGGTTCTTCACGCGCCCCTGTTTTCTACGATTATGATAATACTAGTTATTATGTAGATCCAGCAGGGCAGTCAAGGATGGGTAACATAGAGAGAAATACTCATAGCACAGGTTTCTTGGTTGGGTCATATAACTCGGTTGGGGCAAACTCTGCTAAAACAAATCCAATATACACTATAGGCAACAACTACAAACCAACCGACACTTCTATTGCTGGGATGTATGGAATAGGATATGCTCACGGAAATTTGTGGGGTTCTGGTAAGACTCCAGGATGGGGGCTTTATGTTGCTGCAGCGGGCGGTTATAATTGTACAATAGGAGAGGGATCTACTACAATTTGGGCTCAAAATGATATAGTAGCATACTCTGACAAAAGAGTAAAAGACAATATTGAAATTATTCCTGACGCTGTAGAAAAAGTAAAGCAGCTAAACGGAGTTACTTTTACTAGAACAGATGCAAATGAAGAAGACAAAAACAAAAGGCACACAGGTGTTATAGCTCAAGACGTTCTTAAGGTTTTACCTGAGGCAGTTGTTGGTAGCGAAGAAGATTTGTATTCTGTTGCTTATGGTAACATGGTTGGTCTTCTTATAGAAGCAATAAAAGAACAGCAAACGCAAATAGACGAATTAAAACAATTAATAAACAAAAAATAATTTACGAAAAATTAGTACCTTTGCTTATCGAAGCCGTAAAAGAGCTATCTGAAAAGGTTAAGATCTTGGAAAACAAGTAATAATATAAATATGTTTAATTTAATACAATAACTATGAGTAAACTAACTGAAAAAGAGCTTAAAAAGCTAACAGACCAATTAACTGAAATTTCTAAACTGAAAGCATCACTAGGTGATCTTGAAATTAGCTATCAAGTACAAAAGCAAAGCTTACTAGCGCAAGCAACCGCTGCTCAAACAAAATTCAACGATCTTGGTAAAGACATTGAAGATGAGTATGGTAAATGTACAATTGATATTGGTACAGGAGAACTTACGCCTGTAGAAGAGGATGTTGATCCGTCTGAATTACAAAAAGTAGAAGACTAAACTTTAAATAATTATTATGAATATTACATACGATTGGAAGATAACGGCTATGAAAAAAGCACCAGCGCTTGACGGATTGTCAGATGTTATCACACATATTAGATTCGATTATACGGGTACAGATGCAGATTCTGGGGAAAGTCATACTTTCTCCGGGGCTTGCCCTGTTGGAACTCCTGATGCAGAAAACTTTACAGAGTTAGCTACTTTAACAGAAGCTGATGTAATTTCTTGGGCACAGGCTAATCATCCTACAGATCACATGAATGAAGTTATAGAGAAAGCAATATCTCAAAAAGTAACTCCAACTAATGTGGATGCGGATATGCCTTGGGCACCTGAAGAAGAAACTCCAGAGTAAGTATGGCTTTAGCGGGAACATGGAAAAAATACATAATAACTGAATCTGAAACAGAAACAGATAGTTTTACATTCTTGGTTCCAAAAAACTTGCCTGAAGGACATCCTGATTACGAGTTTGCTGGTAAAGAAAAAACAATTACTCAGCCTAAAATGATTGAAAATATCATTGAAACTATTGAAGATTCTTATATTGTTGTTAAAGCTGTTGCGATTCATTTGGAAGATAATAACAGAGAAGAGAATGATATAGATAATAATTTAGCAAAATCTTTTAGAGTTAATATTTTATACAATATATATAAAGGGGAAAATGAAAGAAAAATAAATTTTAACAACCCGTATATTGCTGATCAAAACTCTGAAGTATTTTATATTGATTTAGGTGAAATTGATAATAGCAACATGCTAGCTTGGGCTTATGGTAAATTAAAAACTACAAAGGGGTTTGAAGAATTAAAAAACTTATAAAATGGCACTTCAATCATCTGGAGCAATATCTATAGACGACATAAGAACAGAGTTAGGAAGTTCTAGTGGTTCTTTAAGAACTTTATCTGCAGCAGCAGGTAAGTCAACTCCAGATGCAATTAGCGAGTTTTATGGTTATAGTTCTCAGGCTATTCCATCAGTAACAACAAATGCAGCGAGTTCTGTTACTGTAACATCTGTAACTTTAAACGGTAATGTTACGTCTGATAATGGGGCTACTGTTACATCAAGAGGATTTTATTTTGGTACAAATTCAAATGTAACATCAAATCCAACATACGGATCAGGAAGTGGTACTGGATCTTATAGTTTATCAAGGACAGGGCTAACTGGTAGTACTACATATTATTTTGCTGCATATGCAACAAACGCAGTTGGAACTGCCGTAGGAAGTACACTTAGTCTTACTACCCAAGCTCCCGTTGCTTTGTATAATGTTGGAAATTCATTTAATGTTTACACGTCAGGCCCAAGAGTTTGGGGTAACACTTATTATCCTTTTAACAATATAAGTTTAAGTTCGTATAATGGTCAAGATGGAAATATAAATGGGTATTTTAAAAGCATTACTTATCACCAGACTAATCATCCCAATTATGGGTGGACAACAAATTATTCTCTTACAAATATACATGGAACAAATGTAAATGGTAGCAACATAAGCACAGGCTCTACTTCTCAAGTATCAAGTGGTTTATTGTATTATAAATCAGCAACTGGTTACAATGTTGAAAATAGAGTTTATGTAAGTGGCAAACATGAAGAAAATGTGGGGGGAGGTAATTCTTTTTCTGGAGACTTTTGTAAAATAACAACAAACGGAGCGGGTTATTTAGCCTCATATAATTCAGCAATGTCTTCTGACGCAGTAAAATATTACAGTACAAATAACGGAACTGCATGGGGTGGCTCTATGTGGGGATACTGGCAAGGACCTCAGGCTTACCAAGGTTTAGGGGGGCGAGAAGGTTCTTTTTGGACTCATCCTACAGGTAGTAGTAACTTTACAAGACTTAATAGATCGTCTTATTCTTACTATTTAGTAACTGTTTAATGATAATAAAATATGAATTTAATAAGAAAAATATCTATAGGTCGTGATTATAAAAACGACGCTATGCACTATGCTGTAGGGCAAGAAGTATACGGCGGGCATACTATATGTGACATATTAGAGAAAGAAGAAAACTATGTTGTATACATAGAAAAAAATAAAGAAGTATTACCATGGAAATCTTTTAATAAGAACATGGCTATAAGTGTTGAATTTAATTTGAATTATGAATAGTATTTATTCTTTTATAATAAAACCAAAAGAAAACAGATACAATAATACAAAGAAAATACAAAACAAAAACTTAATACTTAATACTTCAATAGAAGACCATAAGTTTGTTAGTAGGAACGCTATTGTTGTGTCTGTACCAAAAGCTTTTAAAACAAATATAAAAGTAGGTGATGAAATAATAGTGCATCATAATACGTTTAGAAGATTCTATGATGTACGTGGTAATGAAAAAGATAGTTCAAATTATTTTAGAGATAATTTATATTTCTGTTACATAGATCAAATATTTTTATATAAGCAGAATAACGAATGGAAAGCTACAGATGGTTTTTGCTTCGTACAGCCAATTAAAAAACAAATTGATACTATCATATCAGAAGATACTGAAGAGCCCTTAAAGGGCTTTATAACGCACTCAGATGGCGTGTATAGCAAAAATACTTTAGTAGGTTTTTCACCAGAATCAGAATATGAATTTATTATAGACAAAAAACGTTTATACAGAGTACCAATTAAATCTATTACTATTAAATATGACATCAAAGGAACAGAAGAACCGTATAATCCAGTCTGGGTACAAAGCAGTTGAAGAACTTATAAAAGTAGCAGAAGAAGAAATTATTGTTGATGGCGGCGAAGATGAGCTTGCTGCTGATAGATTAAAGAATGCTGCCGCTACAAAAAAGCTTGCAATATTCGATGCGTTTGAAATATTAAATAGAATAGATGCTGAGAAAGCAATGCTTGAAAACAAACCTATTAAAAAAGAAGAAAAATCATTTGGTGGGTTTGCAGAAAAAAGATCTAAGTAATGTACGAACAAAAGCTTTTAAAAATAGTTCAACCTATTAAATTAACCACAATAGATAGACTTAATAGAAGTAAATCTTGGAAGTATGGTTATGATAAAGAGCATGATGTTGTTGTTATAAGTAAAACTGGTAAGATTGGTGAAATATATGAATTACAAAATTTAAAAATAGCATTACCAAAAGCTAACGATGTTCAGAATACTAATAACAAATGGGAACCAATTGAATATCCTAAAGAATTAAAAAGTATTAAAACTATTTTTGATTGGGAAAAATACTCTGAAGAATTTAAAAACAAATGGTATGCATATATTGATAAAGAATTTACCAGACGCGAAAAAGGATATTGGTTCAATAACAAGGATATACCTACTTATGTTACTGGTTCTCACTATATGTACTTGCAGTGGACCAAGATTGATGTTGGGAAGCCAGACTTCAGAGAGGCTAATAGATTGTTCTTCATTTTTTGGGAAGCATGCAAAGCGGACAAACGTTGTTACGGAATGTGCTATCTTAAAAACCGTAGATCCGGATTTAGTTTCATGTCTTCAAGTGAAACCGTCAATCAGGCTACAATTACTTCAGACTCACGCTTCGGGATATTGTCCAAATCTGGATCTGATGCTAAAAAGATGTTTACCGATAAAGTCGTACCGATATCGCTCAATTTACCGTTCTTCTTTAAACCAATACAAGACGGAATGGATAGGCCGAAATCGGAGCTCGCGTACAGAGTCCCAGCGTCCAAGCTTACCAAGAAATCCATCACCTCAACCAGTGAAGAAAAAATACTCGAAGGACTTGATACGACAATAGACTGGAAAAATACTGGAGACAACAGTTACGATGGTGAAAAGCTCAGGTTATTAGTGCATGATGAATCTGGTAAATGGGAAAAACCAGATAACATATTAAATAACTGGAGAGTAACGAAAACAACATTAAGATTAGGTAGCAGAATCATAGGTAAATGTATGATGGGTTCTACCTCAAATGCTTTAGATAAAGGCGGCGAAAATTTTAAAAAATTATATAAAGCATCAGATGTCACAAAAAGAAATCGCAATGGCCAGACTAGCTCGGGATTATATAGTTTGTTCATACCTATGGAATGGAACTACGAAGGATACATTGATTCTTTTGGATACCCTGTATTCGATACACCAGCAGAACCCGTCATTGGAAATGATAAAGAGTATATTGATATTGGAGTAATTGAGTTTTGGGAAAATGAAGCAGATGGTTTAAAAAATGATAAAAACGGTTTAAACGAATTCTATAGACAGTTTCCTAGAACTGAAGAACATGCCTTTAGAGATGAAAGTAAAAACAGTATATTTAATTTAACAAAGATATACGAGCAGATAGATTACAATGATGGTACTTTAGCAACTGGTGCTGTGGTCAAAGGTAACTTCCAATGGGAAAATGGCATCAAAGATACTAAAGTAATATTCTATCCTAGCAAAGAAGGTAGATTTAATATTTCTTGGGTACCTAGTTTAAATTTACAAAACCGTGTAATAATAAAGAATGGAGCTAAACATCCAGGTAATGAACACGTAGGAGCTTTTGGTTGTGACTCATATGATATATCAGGTACAACAGATGGTAATGGTTCTAAAGGTGCCTTGCACGGACTTACTAAATTTAGTATGGAAAATGCACCACCTAATACATTTTTTTTAGAATATATAGCTAGACCGCAAACGGCTGAAATATTTTTTGAAGATGTGCTTATGTCTTTAGTATTTTATGGAATGCCTTTACTTGCGGAAAATAATAAACCAAGACTATTATATTATTTAAAAAGAAGAGGTTACAGAGGTTACTCAATGAATAGACCGGATAAGTTAATGAATAAATTATCTGTAACTGAAAAAGAAATTGGTGGTATGCCTAACTCGTCAGAGGATATAAAACAAGTTCATGCTGCTGCAATTGAAACATACATACAAAGTTATGTAGGTTTACAGGAAAATGGTGATTATGGAAATATATATTTTAATGACACCTTAAACGATTGGTCAAAATTTAATATTAATAATAGAACGAAGTTTGATGCTTCGATTAGTTCAGGGCTAGCTATTATAGCTTGTAATAAACATTCATACCAACCTAAAATAAATACTACAAAAAAAGTATTAGATTTTGGTTTTAGAAAATATGACAACCAAGGTAGTACTTCAAAAATAATAAAATAAATGTTACAAACTCAAACAAAAGGTATATTTCCGAGCCAAGCGGTTTCAGATGGTGAAAAAAGAAGTGAAGCTTATGGTTTAGAAATAGCTAGAGCAATTGAAAGCGAATGGTTTAAAAGAGATGCTGGTAATATGCGTTACTTTGCAAGTCGCGATAATTTTCATAGATTAAGATTGTATGCTAGAGGTGAACAGTCTATACAAAAATATAAAGATGAATTGTCTATTAACGGCGATTTGTCTTATTTAAATTTAGATTGGAAGCCTGTACCAATAATACCTAAGTTTGTAGATATTGTAGTAAATGGTATGGCTGATAGATCATATGATATTAAAGCTTATTCGCAAGATAGTGCATCTATAAAGAAAAGAAGTGAGTATGTAGAGTCTATGCTTAAAGATATGCAGACTAGAGAAATATCTGATCAAATACAAGCTCAACTAGGTATAGACGTTTATGAAAACGATAAAGAAAAACTACCTGAAACAGAAGAAGAGCTAGAATTGCACATGCAACTTGAGTACAAGCAATCTATTGAAATAGCTGAAGAAGAAGCTATAAATAATGTTTTTGATCATAATAAATTTGATCTTTTAAAAAGAAGACTAAATTATGATGCGGTAACTATCGGAATATCAGCATGCAAAAATAGTTTTAACACTGCTGATGGGATTAAAATAGATTATGTAGATCCTGCTGATTTAGTTTATTCTTATACTGAATCACCTTATTTTGATGATATATATTATGTAGGTGAAGTTAGAAGAGTGCCTTTAGTTGAATTGAAAAAACAATATCCTGAACTAACAAATGAAGATTTAGAGCAAATAGAAGGAAAAGGTAGCAACGTTATGTTATATAATAGAGCTCATAACGGTCATGATACTTCTGATAAGTCTTATGTTCATGTTTTATATTTTGAGTATAAAACTTTTAACAACCAAGTATATAAAATAAAAGATACAGTTTCTGGTGCTAGTAAAGCAATTAAAAAAGATGATAGCTTTGATCCTCCAAAAGATAATAAAGCTAGGTTTAAAAAAGTATCTCGTTCTGTAGAGGTTATATATGAAGGAGCTAAAATTATAGGTCATAATAAAACATTAAAATGGCGTCTTGCTGAAAATATGACTAGACCTAAAACTGATACTACAAAAGCTCACTTTAGTTATAATATCGTTGCACCTAGAATTTATAAAGGTAATATAGAATCTTTAGTTGGTCGTATGACTACGTTTGCTGATATGATTCAATTAACTCATTTAAAGTTACAACAAGTATTATCA